CCGAGTTCTCATCTGATGAGACTATGAGTGGTAACTCTAACCAAGCAACTCCAACTGAATTTGCAGTTGTTGGTTACATAACTCGTGGAAACATGGGTACTGATCAGATGGTTCCTCCTAAGGGTACTACTGCTCAGAGACCTGCGACTCCAATACTTGGTGGTCTACGTTACAACACAACAATTGCTGCCTTTGAATCTTATAACGGTTCTGCTTGGGTTCCACTCGGAGGTCTACAGAACGTTGATGTCACCTCTACTTACACTGCTTCTTCATTCCAGACAGTCTGGTGTAATACAAGTGGTGGTGGATTTACAGTTACTCTACCTGCTTCACCTAATAAGGGTGACACAATTAGGATCTTCGACGTTGCTAAGACGTTCGATACTAACAACCTAACGGTTGGTAGAAACGGTAAACCAATCATGGGTGATTCTGCTGATATGACAGTTAACACTGAGGGTGCTGCATTTGATCTCGTATTCTACGACAACTCCTCAGGTTGGAGAGTCTTCACAGTCTAATAGACAAGACTTTAAAGGGGGACTCGGTTCCCCCTTGCTTTATATGATGTTCTAATAAATAATAAGGACTGATCTAACAAATGGCTACTTACGGAAGTTACAAAAAAGTTGTACAAGGGCAGATTATTGATTCGACAATCCCCAACTCTGCTCTAGCCGCTGGTGCTGGTCTGGCATATAATGTGTTCCATGTATTTGGAGCTCAATGCCACTGCTCCAGTGGTTGTTGCTGTTTGTGGACAGTACCAACTGGGGTTAAGCGAGTAACCTTTGAACTTTGGGGTGCTGGTGGTAATGGACATGGTGCTTGTTCTTGTAACAGGTGTCACCACTATCAAGGTGCTGGTGGAGGATTTTATAATAGTAAAACTATATCTACTACTGGTGGATGTGCTTATACTATCTGTGCTGCAGGTGTTTATCGTTGTCTAAGTAGAGAATGTACTGCTTGTACTGGATGTTCTTCATACGTTACTGGTTACAACCTAAGTAACTTCTGTGCTATAGGTGGTGCTACTGGAAGATCAAATACTTCTTGGGATACTGCTTGTAACTCTGATTGGGAGTGTTGCATAGGACCAACATCAAATAACGGTGACTTCGGAATGGGTAACCATAGAGGACACTGGGGTGGAACAGTATTTTGTCATTGTAACTGGGTTACAACATGTACTACAAGTGCTCCATTCTTAGCAGGTGGATCAGGTATATCTCAGTCACAGGTTAACTGTTGGATGAGATGTGGAGATTTCTACGCTCCATATGGAGTTGGTGGACAGGGTGCTATGACTACATATTGCGAACGTTGCTGCGGTCAAGGCGGTACGGGTGGCAGTGGAGTCGTTAAGATTACATACACATAAGGACTAGAAAACACAATGGCAAGTTATTCAAGTTATAAAAAATTAACAGGCGATGAACTAGCAGATGGTTCAGTAGATGCTGCTGACTTAACGGTTGCTCTTAACGCTGTGTATGGTGTTAAGTGGTTCTATGGTTCACCAGGTGCTTGTACACCAGGTTGCTGTTGTTTATGGACAGTTCCTACTGGTGTAAAGAAACTGCACATTCAAATGTGGGGTGCTGGTGGAAACGGTTCTGGTGCATGTTCTTGTAACAGATGCCATCATTACATGGGTACTGGTGGTGGATACTATAATACAAAAACTATTGATACTGCTGAAGGATGTACCTATTCAGTCTGTGCTGCTGGTGTTTATCGTTGTTATTCTAGAGACTGTACTGGTTGTGAAGGATGTGCATCTTATGTAAATGGATATAATCTTTCCAACTTCTGTGCTATTGGAGGTCAAAGAGGTAGATCACAAACATCATGGAATACATTATGTGTTTCTCGTTGGTGTTGCTGCTTGAACCCAGGAAGCAACGGTGGTGAGTTCATGCAAGGTACTCACACTGGTGGTTGGGACGGTGCTGAATTTGTTTATGATAGAGGATTCTGTCATTGCTATAACAGAGCACACTATTCTCAAGGTGCTGCATTGATTGGTACTGTATCACAGCAATCTATTAGAGAGTGCTGGATACGTTGTGGTTGCTGGACTGTACCTTATGGTAACGGTGGGCAAAACGCTATGACTTCATATTGTGAACGCTGTTGCGGTCAAGGTGGTACTGGTGGCGGTGGTCTCGTTAAAATTACATACTTCTAAAGGACTTAAAAATGGCAGTTTATTCAAGCTATAAAAAGATAGATGGATCTAGTTTACCTACAGGTAGTGTTAGTCCAGCTAAACTAAATGCCAGTGGGTTGGATACATGGAATGTTAAATGGATTTATGGTAATCCAGTTCCATGTACTACAGGTTGCTGTTGTTTATGGACAGTTCCAACAGGAGTAGCAAGAGCAACGTTTGAACTCTGGGGTGCTGGAGGAAACGGACATGGATCATGCTCTTGTAATAGATGTCAAATATATGCAGGTGCTCAAGGTGGGTACTATGCTACTAGAACTATTAATGTAACACCAGGTGATACTTATACTGTATGTGCTGCTGGTGTTTATCGCTGTTACTCAAGAGAGTGTACAGGTTGTTGTGGATGTATGTCATATGTTAATGGTAATAATTTAAATAACTTCTGTGCTATTGGTGGTAGAGGTGCTTGTGCTGAGGGTAACTGGTCACTAGCATGCTTCTCAAACAATGCTTGCTGCCGAGGTCCTAATGACAACGGAGCAGAATTTGGAATGGGTAACATGCCTGGTGGATACTGGAACCCAAGAGGTGTATTCTGTCACTGCCACGGTAGATTTAATATTCCTACTGCTGCACCATTTATTGGTACTAACGTCTTTACAAACCAGAACTTCTGTTGGATTCGTTGTGGATGCTGGACTGTACCATATGGACATGGTGGACAAAGTGCTATGACCAACTATTGTGAACGCTGTTGTGGTCAAGGTGGTACTGGTGGACCAGGACTTGTCAAGATTACATACGTTTGATATAGTATAAACGATATATGTATTAGAGGAGGGTTAATACCCTCCTTTTTAATGTTTAATATTATAAATAATACCGAAGGAGATTACCTGAACAAACCCGATAACAATTATGGCTACTAACATTAGCGTCGAATACGACCTCCCACTACCTAACGATTACATGGTAGACCATGCTTTTACAGATGGTAAAACACGTAAGTCCACATACGATGGACCAGATAAGATTTGGTTACAGATTGGTGCAGACGGCACAGAAAAAGCTGGACCTTTAAACGAAGATGACATATTAGATGGTCGTCCAATGCCAGCAGACGTAGTTGAGTGGCATGAAGTTGATTGTGCAACTAACCCACTTATATGTCAGCTAAGAGGTATGCCTATTGACGAGAAGGAAGAAGACTATACTGATAGTGCAATTGCTTCAATTACTCCTGCAGTATCTGGATATCCTCAGTGTACATATGGAACACCATTGATGCCTGGTGACATCTATGATAGAGATAGTGTTAAAGTTGTAGGTGGTAGTGTTACTATTCAACCATTCACTGCTATTGGTAAGTTACTTGACAGAGAGACTGATCTTACTTGGGATGACATTAGAAAGCATAGAAATAATGCTCTTCAAGCATGTGATGGTAAGGTTACAGAAGATATGCCAACTGATCTTAAAGAGAAGTGGAAGACATATCGCCAGAAGTTAAGAGACTTCCCTGCTACAATGGCAGGAGCAAGTGTTACACCTAATGGTGCATACTACATGATGCCAATGTCACCTGACGACGAGATCGTTCCAACAGATGGTGGACTAGCTATTAGTTAATTGCTTTTACTTTAATTATGAATGAAAAATTTAAGATTTATAAGTTTGATTACATAAAAGAAAACCAAGCAGAGATTATAAAGGTGGCATCAGATTGCCACCGTTCTCTGGTAGAAGACGGATTCGGGGACACAACCTGGAGTTATTATTTGTATAATATCTTCAGTGTCACCAGTCCGTCTATTCATTTCTGGAATATTTTTAAATACCTAAGGGGTATTATTAAAGAGAATGTAGAGGATGAGAGGTGCTGGTTCCAAGCATGGTTAAATTTTCATGACTATGATCAGGTTTTAGATTGGCATAATCATTCTGCACCTTGGCATGGTTACATTGCGTTGGAACCACAGGACACTACAACAGAATTTGGTGACTGGGAAGTCAAGAATGAGACAGGTAACATATATTTTGGTAGAGGGAACGTTCGTCATAGGGTGGTGAATAATTCTTACTACACAGGTAAGAGACTTACTATTGGGTATGATGTAATACCTGAGAGTACGTTTAATAATATTAATGCAAGGGCAACCAAACAATATGGTGCTATGCCCTTGCTATAGTTGACAGAATCCTCTATAATATAGTGGATAAATAAAAGAAAGTTAATCATTTAAGATTATTATTTGGAGTATATGCAATGAGATCGAAGGCGTTTTTTGTTAATGGTGGAGCAGGTAGAGTCATCTCCTCCATCCCTGCGTTTGAAAAATATGCAGAATCTCATGATGATTTTGTGATTGTATGTGAGGGAGGGACTGACTTCTTTAAGGGTCATCCAACATTAGATGGTAAAGTATATGATAACTGGCATAAGAATTTATTTCAAACAGAATTAAAAGATCGTGATATAGTATCTACAGAACCATATAGAGTTTGGGAATATTATAATCAGAAGTGTAGTCTTGCACAGGCATATGATATTCAAATCAATGAGTTAGATGAACCAAGAGAACTTCCAATTCCTAGAGTTGAACTAGCAAAGATGGAAGCAATCCAAGGGTTCAATGCAGTAGAAGAAGTAAAGAAAGGAACTGGTAAGGATAAAGTATTAGTAGTTCAACCTTTTGGTAGATCAGTTGAGCAAATTGGTGATGATTTTATTGCTGATATTACATCACGCAGTTTTCCTTTAAATGCTATTGTTGAAATTATTAATGAACTTAAGAAGGATTATGGTGTTATTATAATGAGTGAGATGCATTTTCCACTTGAGGAGAATGAAGAGAAGGCAAAGATAAAGGTTGCAAGACCACAGATTCAGGACATGAGATTATGGGGTGGTATTATTAATGCAGCAGATCACTTCTTAGGATGTGATAGTATGGGTCAGCATCTTGCTAGGGCATTTGGTAAGACTGCTACAGTTGTAACTGGATCAACATTCCCAATTAATATATCTTATCCTGACTGTAAGGATTTTGATATCATTGATGTAGGAGAAGGTAGGAGACAGTACTCACCTATTAGACTTACTACTGATGAGAGAGTTGATCGTTATAATGATCAATCAATGGAACTTGATAAAGATCAGATAAGATCTATACTTACTTCTGTTCGTAAGAGAATGGGTAAGTCTACTGCTTACACAAATTATAATAAGACAGCACCAACACAACAGAAGGATTGTTGTGCTCCAAATATGGGTATGGGTGGTGGAACTCCTAGTAATACCTCTGGTGTTCCCAAAGGTACTGTGAAACCACAGTTGAAACCATCATCTTCTAAAGGTTTTATGGCAGATATAAAGAACTCATCTCAGAAAAAAGTAGAAGGTCAAGTAAAGGATATCTTAAAAAATCTTAAGTGAGGATTATATAATGACTCAATGGATTGCAGCTCTTGCTAGAGGGCATAACTCTGGTGTATGTTTACTTAAAGATGGTGAAATAGTATTCTCTACTGAGGAAGAGAGATTTACTAGGAATAAGTATGATGGAGGACCATTGTCATCAATGGTTAAAATTTTAGATTATACTGATCATGTTGATTACCTTGTGATTGCTCACACTCAACCTCTAAGTGATGCTGGTAAAATAGATTTCTCTGGTGAGGATATCTATACTGGATTTGCTAGGAAGTTGGGTCTGATTAATCGTAAAGAGAATTGTTATGAACATCCTCAAGTTATAGATCTTAGTAGAACACATCATAAACTTCATGCTGCATGTGCATTCTATCGTTCTGGATTTGAATCAGCAGTAGCAGTTGTAGTAGATGGTGCAGGTACTTTTGTACCGATGAATATTGGTAGTCAAGAACCTGAGATGACATGGGAACTTGAGTCCTTGTTTACTTGTGATTACCCATCAGAATTTAAAACAATCTATAAGCACATGGCAGGTAGAGGACCTTGGGGTTCTGCACATATACCTGAGATGTCTAGTGAAGGTGAAGGTGAGGAAGGAACACATGAATTATTCTTAGATGA